TTCTTTTTAGGTTTCTTTAACTGAATTGAGTTAAAAATATTCTTTGCCATAATTATAAACGGATTCCACCGCGTGACATGTAATAAGTACGTGAAACTTTTCTCTTGCCGTAACCTTTACGGCCGTAGGACTTACGTCCTTTGTAACCTCTACGATTTCTCATTTTCGTTTTGTTTTAAGTGAAACATTGTTATTTGAAGTAATCCACAAATACTATCTAACCTGGAAGCAACCAAGGATTTTTGTTGGTCTTCTAACTCCATATTCTCTATGGTTTTAATAGACTCTTGAATAAACTCTATAAATTTTTCCATTATTTTCTCATTATTTTAATTGGAGCAGATGGTAATCTTTGATATGTATTATTTATAGTAGATTTACGACCTAACATATTCATAATTGTAGATCCACCAGGTAATAAATTAACTACTCCACCTAATAATTTCATTATCTGATTCATATCGTAATACTCATAATCATTCTTTTTTATTTTTTCTTCCCATTCTTTAATTTTAAAATCAATACCTGAATTTTTTAATTGTTGACCAAGATTCAAAACTTGTTGTTTAGAATAATTTACATTTTGTTCATCAACTTTAATTTTTTGTTTTAAAGCCTCTAATGATGTATCATATAATTCTTTTTGATTATGAACAGTAAATTGATTTTTTTGATTTTCTAATTGTTTACCCATGGTTTCAAATATTTTAATTAAACCATCTTGTTTTAACAATTCATTTTGCTCTTTCAAATTATTAATTTGAGCAGCTTTAAGCTGAGTATCATAATAAGCATCAATGGCCATACCTGCAGGACGAGTAATATCAACTTGAGGGGCAGTAGGATTATATGACTGAGGACTTGAAGTACGTACGACAGGACTATTAGACATCTGACCATAAATAAGATTTGGATTTAAACCGGCTTCTTTAAAACGAGCCATTTGTTCTTTCGGACTATTATATTGATTTTGCATATTCCAATCAGCAAGAGCATCAGCTCTTTGTTTTTCATACATCTCTTTAGCATAACTTAATTGAGAAGTATTAGTTCCAAGAGTAGAACCAGCATTAATAGCGGAACCTAATAATCCACTTCCAGCGGATATAAGACTAGGTATAAGTGAGGCTATAGGCATAATTTTATTTTTTTTGTTTTTTTGACACTTTAAAAGTAGTGTTTTTATTTCGTTTTTCACTCTACTTCGTGCCGTTCTTATCTCAAATATAACACTTTTTTTAAATTAGTGTCAATTAGCACTAATACATCAAGGACGATTAGTGCTTATCGCCCCTCATCGGGGCTTTTGACGGACAGAATCCAGAGCGAAGCTCTTACGATTCCGTCTCGTCGGTTTCTGTGGTTTTATCCACAGAGTTATCCACATTGTTGATAACTTTTTTTCGAGATTTAATTTCATTAATCTCATTTGTAAATTGTTCCACCAACTCTTGGCGTTCAGCTAAATCCAATGTTAATGGATTTGGAAGAGTATCCTCTTCATCATAATATTCATCAAGGCGACCGCCCACTGGGAGCCCCCTTGCATATCTTTCCAAAATTGTCTTAATAGACATACTTTGGTCTGGTATAGTCATAGATGGTTGTGTAAATATTTGATAATTTTTATCAAACATATTTGCATTTAATGAATTTTTTACTCTCATAATTTTTCTAATTTATCTCTTCCGAGTTGTGAGTCATTATACATACGTCGAAACAATTGTTCGACTTGTTCTCCATATTTTTTACCGGCCATTTCACCATGTTCGTCTATTAATTTTTGATATTCTTCTTCAAACTTCTCAGGCATTATCTTTTTAAAATGAGAAGTTATTTGGAGCTTTTGTGTTTCAGAATAAACACGGTCTTTATAATACCTTGGCATGGCAATCTTTTTATTATCTTTCATAGGTACATACATTCTATCTAATATAGCATTATGATGCCATTTTTTCATAGCATCGGTAACATAATTAGCACCTAAACCTTTAGACATTAAAGAAAATTCTTTTTGACGATCATCTCTTTCATGTAACTTTTTACGTGGTATTTTTTGCATATATTTTAAAACATATCCTATAGATGCACCAGTAACTGTACCAATAAAGACATTACCAAGACTAGAACGCCTACCACCAGGCGTATAATATGACCATGCTTTTTCAACCAATTCAGCATCAGCATTAAATAATATCAAATGATAATGAGGGCGATTTCTTTTTCCACCATATTCGCCAATAGCATAATACTTAAGTTTTTTGTCGGATTCTTTCCGTAGACGTTTCATAAATAATTGGACAGCACTCTTATCTAAAGTCATAAAGCCGTTTTCACTTATGGGGACGTATTTAGTATCATATGTCAATGTAACAAATAAAGCAGTTTCAGAAATTTCGCCCTCTTTCATCAACCTAAAAGACCAACCCGATGTTCTCCTTTTCAAACAATTAGGACATTTACCACATGGAAGCGCCATCCATTCACCAGTAAATTTATGCCTTCTTGGAAAAGGAGTTAAACATCGAGATGACATTAAATAGTAGGAGTACCGTACTTAGGCATTGGACGCACTGCCTTAATTTTATTAAGTACATGGCAATACAACTTCTGAGCATCAGGATCAGTTACTGCAAATATACGTTCAGTTTGTTCTGGTGTACATTCAACAAATTCCTGACTTAAAGTAGGCTCAGAACCAAATATTCTACCTAAATGCCAATAATCAAGTGATGTTCTAAAATCACCTGCAACACGACTAGGCATATATTTATACTCTGCATAACGTGGAACATATCCAAAAGTATCATCTTTGTTAGCGGTATATGCATACAATTCTTGCATTTTAACTTCTTGCTCACCAATATTAGCAAACGATGGCCAAAAATAATCCAAAGGATCCAATTTTGAATAAGTACGTGGTATACCTTGTTGATAAGCCGTTTTAGGCATAACAGACATAATACCAATAATATAACCATGCTCTTCAGCATAATATCTACCTGATCTACCACTACTTACGGCAATACCATGTCCAGCCATATTACCCTGAGGCAATTCGCCTTCAGTACCACTAGTATTTAATACTTCACTAATAACAACTGGAGTTTTAACACCAGTAATATATTCAGGACGTTGTAAACGAGCATCTGAACTTTTTACACCAAAATGTGATAAAATAGATTCAACATAACGAGTACCTCCACGAGCATTTTTTTCTAACCATTCTTGCAAACGATATGCACGACGTAAATCATTAATAGTAGTAGGTTCAACAGTTAAACCATCAGTTTGAGCCCATAAATCAGTTAAACCAGCATTAGTATCACCAATAACAACAGGATCACCAGCAGAACCATTAAGAGTAGTAGTACCAACATTAGAATAAATATTGGCATCTCCATTAACTGCACCTAAAGGAATATCTACAGCAGCCCCCTTTTGAGCAAAAGGTAAAGAAGCAGTAAAATAATCATGTTCCCAAGCACGATTTCTTATAGTAGACATTGTTGTATATCCAGCAGGATAAGACTGCTCACCATCGGTTAATTTATAATCAACTGGAGCAATTAAATTCTGGTCTCTATAATATTCATTATATATAGCCTGATAAGCAGCTAAAGGCAAAGCAGAAATTTTTGTTTCAGTTGCACCACTAGCAGTAGGAGGTACACCCATATAATCTAAAAACAATTTTCTATTGGCATTCCAAAAACCTCCACCATTGTAATTAATATATGGTGCAACAATTTCAGGACCAGTACCATTAGGACCATTATTAGTAATAAACTTTTCCCAATTGTCCCATAAAATACGATTAGGGACAAAGAAATAATGCATAGTTACATCCATACGATGCATAACTGGAGCAGTCATTGGAGCAAATCTAATAATAGATTCGCAACCTAATTCAATACTATCGCCAGGTACAACCTCCAATGTTAAAATTGGGGTTAATTGTCCCATATTAGTAGACAATTTCACATCATGTGTAAGGTCAAAGAAATTCTTTTTAGGTTTCTTTAACTGAATTGAGTTAAAAATATTCTTTGCCATAATTATAAACGGATTCCACCGCGTGACATGTAATAAGTACGTGAAAC